TGAAGGTAGCAGCATTAGCCATACCATCTAAGCGCCAGCGATTTACTGGTAGCCATTCTTGGCTAGAACCTGTTGTTTGCCAAGAGATAAATAAGACACCTTCAACATCATCAGGCAATGGGTATGTAACCTGGGATGCGTTGAAGGTAAATGTGTAAGAGTTAATAATCCAGAGCTTCGGATAGAAACTATTGATTGTATCGTTGATAGCCTTCTTAATAGAGTTACGTGGGAAGGTTGGAGATAGAGTTACCGGTGCATACTGTGAGTGAGGCGATGCTGTTGTTCCTTGATATCCACGACCAAAGCCTGGGATAACATTGAGTACGTTATTGGCCTTGTCGAATGAATCAATCCAGATTAGCTCATCATCAATTTCGATAATACCTTTAGCTAGGTTGGAAGATGAACCAACAGTAATTTGCGTGCTAGTAGTAGTTAAACCAGCAGGGTTAGCAACGTAAGTAATGCGGTCTTGACGCAGTGCATAACCTTGTAGGTTAGCCTTTACTTCATCAACCAGTTCGTTCAGTGTTGGCATTATTTCCTTTCATACCAGCCATCTCCCCATAGAGTTAGCAGTCGTGCAAAGTATTGCTCGTATTGTGGTGCGATAGCATCTAGTGAATATAGAGATACTGCTCGCTTGTGTATTGCTACTGGGTCTAAACTCTTAACCCACTCTGTAGCTACTGCAAACTCCATTGCATTTCTACAACGGTATCCAGTAACACCTTGTGGATTAGTTTCTGTAAACGCTCCCCAGTCTGTAGTAATCGTTGGAGTTCCACAGGCTTGTGCTTCGATAACGACGTTACCGAAAGGTTCTATGTACAGTGTTGGTGCAAACAAAGCGATAGCACCGCCCATTAACTTTGCTCGCTCATCAGGACCTACTGGTCCTACCCATTCGCCATACTCAACTTTAGGATCTTTGCCAGGACCTGCAAGGATAAGTTTCAAACCCATCTCTTTGCATACGTGCTGGGCAATCCCAATACCTTTGCGATCTACCATACGTCCTACGTATAGGTAGTAATCTTCTTTCTTTTCTTGCAACGGAAACATCTCTGGTTCTAAATAACCAGGAATAACCGCATCATAGAAGTTACCATCTACCATCGTTGGGTTGTTAAACATTGCATAGATGCTGTGCATCCAAGCGTATGATTCAAAGACCTTGTACTTGCTAAAGACTCCACCGTAGCCCACACCAAACTCTACGCTGATGTGGTTAGGGTAAGCCTTAGCAATTGGTTCTTGTGATGCTCCACCGATAAGACAGATAAAGTCTTTCTTCTCTAGGCGCTTGCCTAGTTCTTCAATAGCCTTACCATTAAAGATCTGCCAGTGTGGTAACGAGTTATTAAACTCAGCCTCTGTAAAGTGTTTACCTGCTAGAGCTTCTTGCTGTTGCTCTTTAGTAATACAGGTAATCAGTTCATCTACTGGTGCTTCGTTATCTTCGCTAGCATAGAGATAAACCGTATGGCCTAACCCTTTCATCATCATACAAAATCGGCGTACCTTTTCTGTATAAGCACAGTTAACATAATCCTTGGTTGTCTGCGTGTGAGGCAGGCTAATAACGTGGAATCTCATACGAGAATTCTATACCTAGGCTATCTCAGTATCTTGTTGCGCCTTTAAGTATTCTTGATAATCTGCATTAGCTAGGTCAATAGGAATAGATGAAACGCTGCCATCTTCGTTATGACGGATAATACATTTCCACTCAGGGTTTGTTTCGTATCTCATTATAGCTCCGCACTAATATCAATAGAGTAACTTCCTCCACCATCTGGAACCCAAAAGGTATATGCTGATATACCACTTGCAGTACTAAAAAACAATAAAGCTTGAGTTGTTGCCGTTCCAACAAATGTGCCACCAAAAGACGCATTTGTAGCGCCAGAAGCCGAAGTAATAGCAACCCAAGTAAGCCCTGTTGGATTGTTCATAGTGATTGTAGGTGCCACTCTTTTTTCTGAATAGTTGAGCATCCATTCAGGACGGTTTGCCACGTCTATCTGTGAAGGCTGTCCTGGCATAGCTGCTGTGTAGCGTTCAAAGTAATACTTGCAGGCTTGTAGTTCATTAGGGTAGTTACCTGTTGCTGTAGAAAAAGGTGTCGCAACTGATCCTGCCTCAACTTGTAATCCCCACACATCAAGAGATGTGTTGGTTGCAGTTGTTGTATATTGGGCAAATCGAATCCAAAGAAATGAATCATTATTTGTTCCAAAAGTTTTACCACTTACTGAAGGAACATTAAATGTAAAGCTGTATCGTTGCCAAGATGATGTTGGCGTGTAGGGACTACTCCCACTAATTCGTGTTGCCTCAGTTAATGACGATGGCGAACCACCTGTACCAAAGTTTTGATAGATAGCAACATTTAATGGTTGTGCTCCAACAGTAGAACGCGCCCAAAAAGACATAGTTATAGTTTGACCAGCAAAAGTTCTTGCATTTTCAATTTTTTGCATATGTTCAAAGTTTTGACTGTTTGCAGTCAGTGTCACATTGAGATAAAATTGACCTTCATAACCTGCAACTGGTGCTGTTCCTAGAGTAAAAGTTTGTCGGCTTTGAGTTCCACCAGCAAACCCAATAAGCATCCTATCTGCTAAATAACCGCCAGAAGATAAAGTTGTACCACGTTGCCAGATAGAAAAATCACCATTTAGGATTTTGTTTTTACCAGCAACAAATGGAGATACTGGACCACCGAGATTCTCTTGTACGTCTGCAACATCTCTTGCTCTTGTCACTTGCCAACCTCATCCCAAGCTAGCGTCTCTTCGTTCCAAACGTAAGTTTTTTCAAGATCAGGGTAAGGAATAGGAGCTTCCCATTGGCAAGTTTCTTCATTAAGAATCCAAGAATTAAAAATCTTTTGAGGGATAAAGGCATCTCGTTGCTCATCGTAGGTTGATCCTATAGAAGCAAAGTTTTTACGAAGTGGCGTTCCACCGAGTGAATGAACGCCAGCATATGTGTTGTAAGAAGTTTGAATCCATCTTCCACCAAGGCCAAGTTCGTTGGCTAAGAAATTTGGACCATCATTTTCTTTTTCATTATCAATAACTAAAACTCTAACAACTATGTTGTTATCATCAATTTCTGCAAAATGTGCCATTATCCACCCACCTGTGATCTCGTATAACGAACAACAATAAATCCACCTGCACCATTACCGCCAGCAGCACCATTGGAACCACCACCACCACCTGAACCCGTAGTCGCAGTTGCGTTACCGCCAGTGTAAGTAGTTCCTGAATTTGTAGACGATCCTGCTCCACCACCGCCAGTACCGCCATTGTTTAATGCACCAGTACCAAAAGGTGAAAATTGCCAAGCACCACAGCCACCGCCACCTGCGACTAAACCGCTTACACCTAAGCCTGTAACTGATGCCCAAGCAAAAGAAATTCCAGCTCCACCGGAGACGATGCTAGTGCCACCGTTACCACCATTACCACTTGCGCCACCGCCACCAGAACCACTTGAAGGGTCTCCTGCAAATGATGTTGTGCCACCATTATTTCCCTGCCCAGCAGTTCCAGTACCACCTGTTGCTGTTGATGGATTTGAATTAAAATTAACACCAGCACCACCACCAGATCCGCCATTTGATCCGTTAAATCCAGCAGTGTTGCCTTGACCACCTTTGCCGCCACCAACTGCTGCAGTTAAAGCAGCAAACTGACTGTTGTTTCCATTGGTATCACTGCCACCACCAGCGCCAATTGTAACTGTGTTAGAACCAACTCCTATTGTTTGTGAAGTTAAATAAACTACACCGCCAGCACCGCCACCGCCACCGCGTTGGAAACCACCACCGCCACCACCTGCGACAGTATAAATGTCAGCAGTTATTGAAACGTTTTCGACTGTTAATGCGCTTGTGCTACTAAATGTTCTATAATAGTAAGTAGCATCTGATGTAAGCGTTCCTCCTGTTACAACAGGAACTGGTACAAAAGTCGCATTACCAGCAAGCATTGATGTGTAGATCTGTTTGGCTTTTAGGCCACCAGCATTACTAAATTTGTAAACAGGACTCATTAGGAAATCTCTACGCCTGAAATGTGAAAGTTAATAGTTGTCGCTGATGCTCCACCAGTGATTGTTTGAGTTGCAGTCAGCACCTGCTTAATGTCAATTACTGTTGAATCTAACGCTCCAACTGTTACTGTGGTTGCAAAGTTAGTTCCACCAAGACCGATGGTGAAAGTACCAGTAGCGCTTGCAGTATTGGTAATAACAATATTAGTTACTACAGTGGTCGTTGCAGATGGAACTGTATAAAGTGTTGTTCCAACCGTTGTGGTTGCAGCTCCACGAAAGAGCGTCTTTGAGGTAGTTGGCATTAGTTACAACTTTCTTTAGTAGATTTCCATTATTTCATTAACAGTAGAGTCTTGAAGCAGCGCATTAACCTGTGCCATAGTGTAAGTATTAGCAACATTGAACGTGCCAAATGCTGCGACAACAAGCGTGTCACCTGCAATGGCACCTGATGGAAGAACCACACTTGTGCCATTAGTTGCTGTGTAGTCACTTGTTCGTACGAGCAAAACACCATTGAGATAAACTTGTTCAGCTCCTACTGTGTAGGAAAGAGTAAGTGAATTGTTATCAGTTCCCGAAAATGTTGTCTGTCCAGTAGTAGCTGTGTATGAATAACTAATCAAAGCATTGGCACCTGCGGTACCAGTTGGACCTGTAGGACCCGTGCTTCCTGTTGCTCCTACCGGTCCAGTCGCTCCAACAGGACCAGTAGCCCCAGCAGGGCCAGTGGCACCAGTAACACCAGTAGGTCCAACATCACCTGTAACTCCTTGCGGTCCCGTTGCACCTACTGGGCCTGTTGCACCAGCAGGTCCTGACGGACCAATATCTCCTGTAACACCTTGAGGACCTGTTGCTCCAACAGGTCCTGTAGCCCCTGCAGGGCCTGTAGCGCCTGTTATACCTGTAGGTCCGACATCTCCAGTCACACCCTGTGGCCCTGTGGCTCCTACTGGACCAGTAGCACCTGCTGGACCTGTAGATCCTGTGGCTCCTGTTAATCCCGTAGGACCAGTATCGCCTGTTACGCCTTGTGGGCCAGTCGCTCCCGCAGGTCCTGACGCACCTGTCGCTCCTGTCGTTCCAGTTGCTCCAACTGGTCCCGTAGGTCCAGTAGCTCCC